ACTCGAAGTACTCTTTGTTCTCCACTGATTTAGAAGTTGAAATTGACTTCTCAAGGTACTTAATTCTTCTACGAATTGCAGGAACCTGTAACAAGTTTTCAAACTCATTATTTAGACCCAACAACTGTATTAAATGTGAATAAGCATCTGCGTGTCTAACTTCAGACTCTGCGAAAGTAGCACCAACATTTCCGATTTCAGGTTTTGGCATTCTTTTGTAGATGTCACCCCAAAAGGTTTTTACCGCAACCTCGATTTGTGAAATTGCCAACATAGCTCTTTCAACAGCCGATTTTTCTTTTTCGTTCAAATGAACTTTATAGTCCTGAATATCTGAGGTAAAATTAAACTCAGTATGAACCCAATACGAATGTCTAATCGCATCCACATAGTCATTTAAACTTGGGTAATCATAAGGTTTAAGATTTACTCTTTTTGCAAAAATGTTTGGTCTATGTTTTGAACGATAAATGATATATTCCTTCGCAACATCATTAAGACCATTGTCCATTAATTTATTCTCAACCATGTCGTGAATATCATCAACATGTGGAACATTATCTTTATTATTTCTAAATAAAGCTTTCGTAGAGATTCTTGCAATTCTTTCTGCAGTCTCCTCATCGACTTTATCTATACTACTCATAGCATTTAGGATTGCCCTTTCAATTTTTTCGGTTTGAAATGGGACTTTATCTCCGCTTCTTTTAATGACATAACGAATGTCTTTGCTTACCTGACTTACTAAACTTTCCATAATATATTCTTTGTATTTTATTAAGTATTTGGAGTTTCCCTTTGTTTACGTTTCTCCAATAATTCTTTGATACGTTCTTTGTTTCTTTCTTCTTTTTGTTCTTCCATACCTAAGAAAGTAACACTTGATTCTGTATCAATTTCCATCATCTCGTTATCGAACTTACAATTTTCAAAAACAATTCCGTCCTTACCAATTCTAGATTTGGTAATAGCAATTGTTGCCAAGTTCATCTCTTTCTGTTGAAGGGATTTCGCCACAGAAATAATAACGTGTCCGACCTGTGCTTTTTTGATGGAACCTCCCATTTGGTCGGTCGTAACCACCTCTGAGGAAATAGAGGAACGGTTACCTTGTGTTGCGGTCCATCCTACGATGTCTAACTCGTGACACATAGATTCAAAACCTCTCATAACAGACCCCTCACTCTTCCACTCGTCACCTAAGTTGCGGTCAGGGACGATACAATCAATATAATCTAAAACTACCATATCTATCTTTGTACCTTCAGCCATCATCTTACGAATCTGATTTTTAATCTGACTCATAGTTAATTGGTCTGACGGTAATTTTTTTAAGATAAGTCTATTAGAAGCGTTTTCTTTAATTTGTCTTACTTTATCCAAAACATCTTCTTTATGTAATGACAAATTGTCAGGGGCAATTTTAGTCCACATTGTGAAGTGTTTTCTTTGAATAATTTTAGGATTATCCTCGAAGAATATCTGTAAGACGTTATAACCTAAGTTAAATGCATTGTTTGAAATCTTACTTAAGACGGTGGTTTTACCAACTCCTGTAGGAGCCAAAATCACACCAATCTCACCTTTTGCCAATCCTCCCTTAAGAAGGTTGTCTATACCAGTAATTCCCATCGGAATTGGGTGACGGAAATCATCATCCAATACCTCATCCAAATTAAAGAATACATCTGCAGTTCCTGCATCAATTTCACCCACCTGTAAAGCTTCTCTTACCATCTCTTCCAAGTGGTCATAAGACTCAAAATCACCTTTATCGATAATCTTTTGTGCTTTACTCATCACCTTCTGTAATTCCTGTTGTTTACAGAACTTTAAAGACTTTTCTTGAACGTATTGATAACCCTCAATAGAAGCGTCTTTTACTTGCCCAATCATATCCAGGACCATTTTTTGGGCCATTGGAGATGATACTTCTGACTTTGTGATTTGTTCTAAGGTTGAAAATGACGGAGTATGTTCGTACTTCTGATAATACTCCTTAGTCATCTGCATGATTAGCTTAAAATATTGATTGTCAAAGTACTTTGGTTCGAGAACGTCTACAATAGAATTTGCAAAATCCTTGTATAGGATAATGTTGTTAAGAAGTTGTAGTTGAAATGTGTTTCCGAGGTATCCAAAATTCTTTTCTTTTGACATAATTTATTGAGCTTTAATCTTTGTGTGTAGAATATAAATATGGTTAAATTAACTGATAGTTCATGTAAGTGTGAGATAATTCTTCAGATGAAAAAATGTCAGTCAGGTCACGAAGCAACTTTTTTAGGTGTGGGCGTACGTCCACGGTGTATCTTGTCTTCGGAGGGTAAACTTTCGCATCCCAAATTCTATGACAAATTGTCTCATCTCCAATCCTAACATAGATGTTAAAATGCTCTGGACCTTCAGTATTTGACGTGTCCAAAATGTCAGGATTTGCCATGATTTGTTCTGCGTTCTCACTCATGTAATCTAACGCCTTTCTCTTCAAATCATTTTGAATTTTTTCCGAAACAGATTTTACCAAATTGTGTAAATCCATACTCGCCCTTGCTTTAGGGTTGTAACCTCTGACATTGAAGTATCTCTGTACTACAATGTTTTCGTTAAGTGTTAACAAAAATTCTAGTTTTGTAATGTCACTCTTTTCTTTCATAATTTTCTTTTTTTGTTTTTAAATCTTCTTTTTTCTTTACGTGTTAATTTCATAAAGGGTGTTAAAAATTCTACCCAAGCATTGTCATGTTTAGGTAAGTACTTAAAAATTCCATCACTCATCATCATCCTCATTAGGTTCTTATATCCTCTACCGTCAGGGTCTAAGTTTTCTGTGTGGTAAAGTTCAATAGTCTCCTTTGACTCTTCTGTTAGCAATGGTTGTGACAAATCTACGAGTTTTTTGTTAATAACAAAAAATTCTTCACCATAAACCCCTTTTCTTGTTTTACCAGATAAAAGGTTTTGTAGTGCTCGATTATCTTTGTCGGTTTTGTGTAATTCCTCAGCACGTTGTTTAATATCATCAACTGTGACCGTATTGTCAACTATCTCAGGAAATAACTTAACAAAAGTCTTTTCCCCCATATACTGAATACCATCAATATTATCAGATTTATCACCTGATATAATTTTGAATGTTGATATATTCTGATGTGGGATTGAGATTTCTTTTAGAGGTACCATATCTCCGTTTTTAAGGGTTATCTTCTTCATGGGTTGGTACACCTCTACTTTATCCGAGATAAGTTGTGTAAGGTCTTTATCTGAAGAAAAAATAGTTTTGTATTCATCTTCTGATATTTGACAATAATAGGCAATTAAATCATCACTTTCGGTATCATCTATACAAATTTGACGCACAAACATTTCCTCCAAATAAGTCTTCACTCGTTGGACTTGCCATTCGAATGATTCTCTTTTAGATTCGTTTAAAGTTTGTTTTCTGTTTTGTTTGTAGTCAGGAAAAATAAGTCGTCTTTGGGAGGAGTTGTTTTCTCCATCCCAAAAGACGATTACTTTATCATAGTTTTGTTCAGATAAGAACCTTCTGATTGTATTGACAAAATGATAGATACCTCCAATATGTCTTCCTTCGTGGTAGAATTCTCTAACACCGTGAAAACCTATTTTGAATAAATTATTTCCGTCAACTAATAATGTTTTAACCACTTTTATCGTGTTAAAAGGTTACACTTCTTTTTCTTCTTCCAATTTGAAGTCACCATCAGTACCGATGACCTCTTTCCAATATTCCGATTGTTCACTCTTGTAAGCTTCAATCGATTTCTTTTCTTCAGTAGATTCTTTACCCGCCAAAAATCCGTGAGGAGTTACAATGATTTTACCATCTTCATAACCCAAACCATTAATATGGTTTTTCATAACAGATATTTTTGTACGTGTTGCGAATTTTACTTTTCTCTTGTCTTTGACTGCAGTGATTTTGTTTGTTCCTGCATTTTTTTGGTTACCAAATAAAAATACTAAAGATGAATTCAACCAAATTGACTCACCACCTTTAGCCTTAATCTTAGGTTGACCGAAAGGATTGTCAGGAAGTTCAACCCACGGTTGGTTAACAATAACCAATGTGTTTTCATATTTTGAGTCCGCTTTACGTGAACCTGAAATACGTTGATTGATACCCATACCAATTTTATCGGCCAATGTTGCTGCGTTGTGTTGTTTACCACCTTTACCATCAAAAGTCATTTTACATGGAACTGAACCTACAGAATCCCACAAGAATAACAGTGAATAGTCTAATTCACCTTTTGCCTGCGCATCTAATAAGTCATTAATGTAATCTGTGATTTGTTCAATGTAATCAAAATTGTTATTGAAGATAAAGAATCCGTCCCAATCCAATTCGCCTGTTTCTTCATCAACAACTTCTTCACACTCAAAACCCATAAGTTGTGCGTGTTCAAAAGACCATTTCTGTTCAGTGATAATAAAAACAGGAAGGATACCCTTCTTTTGAGCATCAACTGCAGTTTTAACTAAAGCAGTTGTTTTACCTGTATCACTGTGACCTAAAAACATATTTAAGTGACCGATAGCAGGACCAGGAACACCAACAGCATCTAAGAATTCTTCCCCTAAGTCAAAGAACCTTTGGGGTTTGTATTTTGCAGAAGTAGAAAACTTCTTCTTAATACTACTAAAATCTTTTTTCTTTATTGCCATATTTCTTTAAATTAAAAAGATGATGCGAGTATACCCCGCATCATCGTGTTAGTGTTTGTTAGAATGGTAGGTCGTCATCAACTTCCATTGCCGATTGTGGGTCAACAGTTTCCTCTGATACTGTATTAGATGAACCACCGATAGACATTTCTGACTCCTCACCGTATACGTATTTTTTCAACTCACTATCCCAAACAGGTGTTTCACCTCTTGCGATTGCCTCCAAATACTCAACAGGTTTTTGAGCGTATACATCTTGCCATGTCAACTCATCTTCCATCCATTCTTTCATTTGGTCTGAATCTTCGTGAATCGCACAAGGGTCATCATACATAACTGTTTGAACTACAGTGTACTCAATACCTTTTGGTGTTTTAGCTTTTGAAAGTTCAATAATTAAATCTCTACCTTCGTTAGCATCTGTTATATCTCCCTTTGCTTTCCAAATTGGAATGATTTTGTCTAAGATACCTTCTTGTTTGTAGTTATCTTTAAATCTCCAAAACTTAGGTCCGTGGTCTTCGTTATCACGGTCAACAAGTTTTACGATGTAAAACTTGCGTGGACGGTACTGACGTGCCAATTCTTTGTCTGACTCTTTACCTGTAGACATCAATTCTTCGTACACCTCAGTAAGTGGTGAACGTTCACCATCATTCTTGCCTGGGTCGTACAATTTAGTCCACTTACCATCGATTTGTACTTCGTGGTACCATACTTCTTTGAATGGTGAAGAACCGTCTGATGTTGGTAGGATACGAACTCTTTTTTGTCCTGATTTAGTACCTTTAGGTAGATACGTTGTGAAGTAACGTTTTAGTCTGTCTTCTTGAGACATTGACTGATTTCCGTTGTTTGTCTTTGCAGTATTTTTCTCATACTGAGCAAGGACCGCGTCTAATGCATTTGCCATGTTTTTCTCTTTTTACTCTTTTAAAAATTTATTCTTATTACTCTCTTTTAAATATAACACATTAGTCAGTTTAGTCAAATGGTTATAAAATAAAAAAGACCACAAAGTGTGGTCTT